GCCGGAGGCAACGTCGAGGACCTGAAGCGTACTTATGCCGCGGTGTCCTATGGTGCGCGCAAATCCATTGACGAGTCTTATATCGAATACATCCTCGGCGCAGGGGTAAAAGGTTTCGGGCGAAAGACTCAGGCATTGGTCCAGGGTTATCGTGCGGATGGTAAGCTAAGCTACGATGAGTTCAAGCGTCAGATCACCCTCGACATCTGGTCGAACTTCACGCGAGAGGGAACTGATCCCTTCGTTCGCAAAGCCGCAAAGGCCATTGACGAAAAAGTCTATAAGAAGATGTACGATGAAGGAGTGAACGCGGGGATTTTCACCGGGGAGGAAAAGACTGTCGGTGATGAGAACTACGCTAACCGAGTCTATAATAATGAAGTCATCATGCGGAGGCATGAGGAATTTGTTTCGATCCTCGCGAAGAACTACTCGAAGAAGATGAGTGAGCAGTTCTCTAAGCAGTACGAAAAGCTGCGGGAACGGATGGGTAAGGACGCAAAGACACTGGAGGATATGCAGCGGCCTCTCGATGAGGTTCTTGCGCTGCGGGAACAGATCAAGGCCGAAGCGGCTCAACTCGAAATGCAGACCTCTCTCGAGGTTCTCGAGGGTGTAGATGCAATCAAAGGTATTCGCGGAGAGGTCAAGAAGCTTACGACCGAACTCGATGAACTGAAGAAGCAAAGGATTGATGGAGCTGACATTGCGGGTTTCAATCGGCGCAAAGATCGGATGGATGAACTTGAAGCCCAGATCAAGAGCAAAGCGTTCCAGGCCGAAAATACCCAAAAAGCTCTTGGCGAAGGACTGGAAAAGTACACAAAAGGACTCGCGGAAGTCAGGCGGCGCCTCGCCGGATTGAGCCGGGCACACGCGCTACAAGATGTGCGGATGCAGCGGAAGCTGGAGAAGATTGAAGCAAACGAAGACGCCCAGGCCGCAACGATCATTCGCGCACAGAAGCAACTGATGAAATTCGTCAAGATGCTTGACTCTGTGTCGGATGACAAGCTTGATGAGTTTATGTCGAAGTGGCGGACTGAGTTTGCGCAGAATACAAAGAAGCTGGAAAAGCTGGAAGAGAAGAGGTTTGAACTTGAGAAGACCTCGGAACTGCCGACTGATCCCGGTAGTGACGATACGCCTCCCGCTCCGCCGACTCCGAAGGGGCCTGATGTGCCGCCGGGACCGACTCCAGAAGAGAAGCTGGCACAAGAGAACAAGCTGAAGGAACAGGCGGAGAAGGAACTCTTTGTCAAGCCACTGCCGGAACTTCAGGGGCTTTCGCGGCGGGACATCGCTGACTACAGTGATAATGCAATTCTTGCGGATGAAGTTATAAAGGCTCCGACACTTTCTGTTTCCAAGTCCATCATGGAGTTCGCGAAGAAGGGATACTTCTTTGATGGAAAGTTTGTGCGTCAGGCTGTACAGGATGATGTAACCGCAGCGCAAATAAATTATTCTGCCGTAGCTGAAGTTGCGGCAGAAATGGAACAAAAACTGATAAAGGACTTTGCCGGAAAAGGTCCTGAGTTCAAGATGCCGTTTGGCCAGAAGAAAGTCGAAATGACTTTTGATGAGGCAATGGCGGTTGTTGATAATGAAGTTGCAACGGCTAGTCAAAAGCTTGCTCGTATGGAGCGGCTCTTTGAGAAGGCGAAAAAGCACCCCAAGACACAAGCACCTGTTCCGCCTCCCGTACCTCCGACTCCCCCGCCGCCTATGGTCAAGCCAAAGGCATTCACCAAAAATGATCCCCGGCTTGACCCTGACTTTGGTAAGGCCGTAAATACCTGGTCCACCGCTGGTGAGGCACTTGAGTGGTTTGTTCGTAATGGTGATCCTGACTATCAGATGATCGCGAAGAGACTCAAAGGGAATATTGATAACAGTTCGTTTTACCTTGTTGATCCGAACGGAACTGATCCGGCCTTCGACTATGCGCGGGGGGTATTGTCTGGGAATAAGTGGGCTGGATTTTACAACCAGTGGACTTATGGGGATGGTGTACCCAGGTCTGCTGGACTTTTCGTCAGCACCAAGTACATGAATGACAAGTCACTTGTCCTTCACGAAATCCTTCACGCGGCACTCTACGGCCGGATAAACTTCGGTAACGACATTAAGAACAAGGGCACGAAACTCGGTAAGCTTGTTAAGGAACTTGACGAACTTCGTACTGCCGTTGTGGCACAGATCGCTAAGGACGGAAAGGCATCGCATCAGGTAAAGTACGCCGTCTCTAACATCCACGAACTTCAGACTCAAGCGCTCACTCTTCCCGAGGTTCGGGATTATTTCCGGAAGATTAAGGTTAAAGGGAAGAACGTATATAATGAGTTTGTTCGGTTGCTTCGGGAAATCCTCGGTGTGCCGCCGGAGGAAGAGTCTGCGTTTGTAAAACTTCTCGACATCACTGATCGGATGTTGAAGGAGAAGAACCCCTTCGATACTGTTCCCTCGAAGCCGATGGGAGTTCAAACTGTCGCCGAACCTAACGACGAACTGGTTGGGGCGATAGCCGAGGCCGAAGGAAACTTTAAGAAGTGGTTCGGTGAGTCGAAAGTGGTGGATAATGAGGGGAAGCCTTTGGTCGTGTACCACGGCACCTCAAAAGACGCTGACTTCACCAAGTTCAATGTCGGTAAGCGCGGAGCCTTCTTCACCACTGATGCCGGTGGGGCAAGTGAGTACGCTATCACGAATGACAGTCAGAAGTTGGTGCTGAAGCCTGGCACGTGGGACTTTGAACAGAAAAATTCTGCTTCGCGGGTGATGCCAGTTTATCTTTCGGTTCAGCGTCCTTACAAGTTGACTCCGGAGGAACTCGACGCATACGCGACTGATCCGCGTGGATATCAGAAAGCGCAGGCTGAGATTGCGGATCGTGCTAAAGCCCAGGGGTATGATGGTATTGATTACGGTGGTGGAGTGTGGGTTGTCTTTGAACCAACTCAAATCAAATCCGCTATCTCAAACTCTGGCGCCTATTCGCAAAAGCAGGCTCATATCTCCGGCGCAAAGAAGTTCGGCGACGATCCAGCAATGGAACTTGAAGACCGGATGGAGAAGATCATCGCTAAGATGGATGATCTCGCGGAGAGGATGGAGAACCTTGACAGTTTCGATCGGACTGCCTTCCGCGCAGAGGTCGAACAGATGATGACTGACCTCGCGGATACTCACGCGAAGATCAATGCAAAGAGGGCTGTGCGGAATGAGAAGCTGTGGAAGCAGGTGGATAACTATTCGCCTGAGGCCCGGGCGAAGCGTATGGAAGAGTTCAAACTGAAGGCTGCTGATCGCCCGAAGGAGTTTACATCGAAGTACAACACCCTCGCCAAAGGTGACATCATGTCGGGGGTGGCGAACTTTGATGAGTATGCGGATGAGAAAGCCCGAGAGGTAGTGAAGAAGATACTCGGGGTGGACCGCAGGTTGGCATACTCCGACATCATCGCACAGGAGCGTGGGCCGGAACTTGCCCGACTCTTGAACATTCCCTCTGAAGAAATCGCGGACTTCCTGGAGACTGATATCGAACACCTCGTCGCGGTGTACACCCGCACGGTAGGTTCTGACTTGTCGATCGCAAAGGTCTTCGGCACTGCCGATGCAGCCGAGTGGTTCCAGAAACTGGACACCGAACGCAACGACATGCTCAAGAAGATTGACTCAATGACGAGCAAGGACGGAAAGCCACTCTCACAAGAAGAAAAAGAAGCACTCCAGGCGAAGACGAATAAGTTCTACGAGTCTGGTCGCAGGGATCTTTTGGTCCTGCTCGAACGCGCAAAGGGTATGAGAGGACTTCCGAAAGACCCTGACGCTTGGTCCTCCCGCGCCGCAAAGACTGTGATGGATATTAACTATCTCAGGTTTATGGGCGGTGTGGTCATCAATAGTGTGGCCGATCTCGCCCGCCCGGTCATGCGGCATGGATTGACACGGACTTTCAAAGATGGTATCCTTCCGATGGTACGGGCGTTCAGGACTATCCGCATGTCGCAACGGGAGGCGAAACTCGCAGGGACGGCACTCGATGTCGTGATGCACACTCGCGCAATGGCGATGATGGATATGTTTGACGATACCTATCGCGGGACTGCGGTGGAAAAAGGTATCCACTACCTTTCGACTCGCATGGGCACCATTGCCCTCTTCGATCAATGGACCTCGGCGATGAAGGAGTTCACAGCGGGGATTGTGAATGCGAGGATACTGGACAACATTGCCATTGTCAACGGGGAAAAGGCCTCGGCAAAGGAAATTCGTAAGGCCCAGGAGTTTCTTGCGCGTAATAACATCGACGCTGACATTGCACAAACCATCTGGCGCGAGGTTACAAATGGCAAAGGCGGCGGCAAGGTTGATGGGGTCTGGCTGCCCAACACAGAGGATTGGAACATCGCCGATCCAAATGTGGCTCGGGCAAGACAAGCCTATCGCGCGGCACTGGCGCAAGAGGTTGACTCCACCATTATCACTCCTGGGTTTGAACGGCCGAACTGGGTAGACATGAATGTCCCGGCGAGGATGCTGGCGCAGTTTAAGTCTTTCGGGTTCTCTTCCACACAAAAGACTCTTATGGCCGGATTGCAAGAACACGACGCAGCGTTCCTCAACGGTGTCATGCTTTCCCTCGGGCTTGGCGTCGTATCGTACTACCTTTGGGCAATGGCAGCTGGAGGTGATCCAAAGGAAAAGATGCTCAAGGCCATGGGGGATCTTGATGGTGACGGCTGGAGGGTGATTGCAGACGAGGCAATTACTCGGTCCGGTGTCCTCGGCGTCTTTGCTGATGTGCAGAAGTTTGCTCACCGAGTTCCGGTCATGCGCGAGTACGCTTCGTTCAGTGGCGCGGACTCTACCCGGCGAGCAGGGGGTGATCTGACGGAAAGCCTCCTCGGCCCCTCGTTTGATCTTCTCGAACGAGCCACGACACTGGTGGCCGGGATAGACGATCCCACAAAGGGAACCCTTCACGCAGCTCGACTGATGATGCCGCTTCAAAATATTTTCTACCTGCGTTATCTGTTAGATCTAGTAGAAGACTCAATTGACCTTCCCGAAAGGAGAGAACCGAAATGACCGTTTCAACTGAAACCGCTTCGATTACGCATACTGGAAATAGCGTGCTGACGGAGTTTAATATCCCGTTCAAGTTTCTTTCAGAAGATCATATTCAGGTTACAAAAATTACAGTGTCGACCGGGGCTGGTGTTATCATGTCCCCGGCAGAGTATTCAATCGTTGGCGCGGGAGAAGCCACTGGCGGGACATTGACAGTCTCTCCGGCGATTACCGCTGACTATCAGTTGTATGTTGAACGGCGGTTGCCTCTCACGCAGGACCTTGATCTTGAACGTGAGGGTGGATTTTACCCTGACGCGGTGGAGACACAACTCGATAAAATTGTCATGATGATCCAGATGGTCATGGCAGAAGTTGAAGCCTTGACCGGAGGCGAAATCACTTCAATTACTCGCAACGTCGCGGGACCATCAAGTTCTGTTGATGGCAACATCGCACTATTTGATAATACAACTGGCACACTTCTCTCTGACGCGGGCGTGGCGCTTTCGGATCTCGCCACGGCGGATCATGTTCATGAGTCTGATTGGACTGAACTTATCAAAGCTGCGGATTGGACTAGGGGATCGACAACCACACTAGTTAGCGATGCTGACTTGACCTTTACTATGGCGGCAAACACTACTTATTTGATTGAGGCAAAACTTTTTGTATCGTCCATTATTTCTGTAGGGTTCAAAGTCGGCATCACCGGACCCTCATCCCCCACACTTATTCAGTGTGTTGGGCGGGATACTGACTCTGCCGGAAACGTCGCTAACATAGGTATTTCCAGCTACACCACTGTCCGGTCTGATACTCCCGGAGGTACGGAAAATAATGTGATTGAACTGACAATGCGAATTGCAAACGGGGCTAATGTTGGTGCGTTTGCAATACAGTTCGCACAGAATGTCTCAAGTGCTTCAGTTGCAACACTGCGGAGCGGCTCTTACATGAGGTATAAGACGGTATGATAAAGGTAATTGGACTGTTGCTCTTGATGTCAACAACTGCGGTCGCTCATGAGTGGTACGATTATGATTGCTGTGATACAAGGGACTGTTACCCGCTTCCGGCCGATGCGGTACTAACAGAACTTCCCGAAGGGGCGTGGCACGCAAAGTGGATTTCACCTCTGGATGGGAAACTGATTGAGGGAGTGGTCGCTCCGCAGAATGTGCGGGATAGTCAAAATAGTGAAGTGCATGGATGTCAAACGAGTTATGGGACACCTCGGTGTCTGTACATTCATAGGGGAGTTTAATGAAAGAATTCTTCGACGAAGTGCGAAAAGATTTTGGTCCGCTGGAACAGAACCAAGTTGATGGACTGACACTGTTAGTCCGGGCGACAGAGGACTTACCTTTGCGCCATAGGGCATATATCCTGGCGACTGCTTGGCACGAAACAGGCCCGGCTTCAAGTAAACTCCATATGACACCTCGGCGTGAAATTTGGGGACCAACCCCGGCGCAGAAGCGTTACGAAGGTCGCAAAGACCTTGGCAACACGCAGCCCGGAGACGGTAAAAAGTTCATGGGTAGGGGTTATGTGCAGATCACTGGGCGAGAGAACTACACAAAAGGCTCGCGGCTGATTGGAGTGGACATGCTCAAGGAACCTGATCTCGCGATGGTCCCTATTAACGCCGTGAAGCTGATGATTAGTGGTATGACTGAAGGTTGGTTCACGGGGAAGAAACTTTCCGATTACGACTCATATGAAAACATGCGAAGAGTTGTGAACGGAACTGATAGAGCAGAACTCATTGCGGGGTATGCGAAAAACTTTGAACGCGCACTCAAGATGATGAAGACGGTGGAATTGCCCATTCCAGATTTGGAACCGCCATCAGAGGTTCTACCTGAGACTGTTCATAAGAGTATCGCAGCTTGGATCATCGGCGCTATCCTTGTTGCGTTTGCAGCCCTTGGCGCCTGGCTTGTAGGAGGTAACTGATGAAACTTGTACCTAATTGGAGAGAGGCTTGGCGCTGGTTTTCGGTACAGGCGCTGGCGGTCATTATGGTTTTGCCTGTGGTTTGGGTGGCGCTTCCAGCTGACGCAAAGGGTTTCCTGCCTGACAGTTGGGAGCCCTGGACTTTTGTCGTGTTAGCTGGTGCTGGTATCATTGGCCGACTAGTGGATCAGAAGCAATGATCTTTGGCATCCTTACCAAGATTATTAGTGGCGGAATACTTGATAAGGTCATTGACGTTTATCAAGAATACCGCCGAGGCGAAATAACCAAAGCGGAGTTTGATGCAAAGGTTAAGATTGCTGGTAAGGATGCTGAGGCCCAAGTGGAAAAAGTTTGGGCTGAGAGTGCGGCGAAGATTACGGAGAGTGTACAGGCTACTGTTCGGTCATCGCCGGTAATTCAGCGGGCCTATGCGATTGTGTTGTTTATGCAACTTTTTGTGTTGGTCTGGTATCAATTAGGGGCTCCGGCTTTTCGCCTTCTAACCGGGGTGAACTGGCCGGAGCCTATGGCCTCAATTGAATGGGCTTACCTACTTATTGCTGCCATGATTGGAGCGGGGCCGCTAGTGATGCGGCGCTAGTCCTGGATCATTGCACGGATGGCGGCGGCGATGTAGCGGGCAGTCCGCTGCTGGCCTCCCCAAGTGTAGGGCTTCACCTCTTCAGCATCTGCCACCCGTGCCGCCTCCTCCAGCACGATGGCGATGGCGGCGCGGGCATCGTTCGCGTAGATTTTCCAGAGCCGATCTTCCAGCCCCGCGAGCCTGCTGTCGTTTGACACCAGCGCCCGCGCCACGCGCTCGACCAGATCGTCACTCATCAGCGCCCTCCTTCGACAGGGGGAGGATGATGTCGGTATAAATGCCAGTGCGCGTGGACTTCCCCGGCCACGCATTGAGCGCGGCGGCGAGGGCTGCACGGCACTGTTCAACCGATACATCTGTGCACAACCTGTCTTGCAGTTTCCAAGCTACCTCATCCGGTATCTGGTCAGCCGTGATCATGTGCGGGGCTCCTTCAGTTCGGTGCGGGCTTCTGCACACCCTACAGAGGGCTGAACTCCGTTTCGTGGTGTATCGTCATACGAGGCTAGCAGTTCAAACCTACACGCAGCATTTCTCAGCGCCGCCCGCAACCGCTCGTTCTCGCCGGTGAGGCGGGTGACTTGGCCCTGCAACGATACGTTAGCCGAGTGTTTGCGCCGTTCGGTTTCTTTCAGCCGCTCCACCTCGGCGGTGAGGCGGGTGATCTCGGCGGCGGCGTTTGTCTCGGCACACCACGCGGCGGTGCGCTCTCCGTCATCACGATTGGAACAGTAGCAACGAGCAATCCATTTGCCGTCTATCAGTTCGGCGCAATCGCACGGCGGCACAATATCAGGTGCGGGAGCCTCCGTAGGGGTGTCAGTCATTTCACACATCCTTCTTTGCTCTGGGCCGGATACCATCCAGCCGTTTCTCGAAAAGTTTTGACTTAATCATCAGGTTATATATCCTTTCCACTGAATGCGCCGGGACTTTGTTCTGGAGAAATTCGATGACCTCGGCCTCGGGGATGTCGTCTTGCTTCTTTGAGTACTTCTTGTACGCCCAATAATAAGTCTCCTCGATAACCTTCGGATCCCCTCCTACTGCCATAGATTTGAAAATGTCAGGCATGAACATTTCGCATTCGAGAAGCCAATCGAGGGCGCGGTGATAGTCCTCCATCATCACCACGAAGTCATTGCCTCGAGAGGCAGAGGCAATCATGCACAACTTGAGAAGGTGTGTGGTGCGCCGGGAGTTGTAGTGTTGCAACTTGGGATGATCGGGCGCGGGGGGACCTCCGGCCTGATGCCATGCGTCAATGGCGTGTGCGGCCTCTGGCTCGAAGAGAAACCTCCCGCACATGGAACCGATCTGCTTGAGGTCGGAGATAAGATCATTCTTCAGTGTAGGCGGACGCTCGATTGTGTCCCACAGGGAACGCTTGATGACCTCGCCGGAATAGATAAGAAGAGTCCTGGAAAGGAACCCTTGATCCCACGCACCCTCTGGCATTGTGTCGGCCATGTAGGACACGGTAGTGGCGGCGAAGAGGTTCAACTGGGGCGCGGTCATCTTTGTGTTGATGTCGCTGGAACGCTTGCGCTCGGAGAAGTTCCGGCAATCGTAAAGGTCGGTGAGGACTGCCATGAACTCCATGTCGTAGGCGGGGAGAAAGACGCCCATTTCGTTCTGGACTACGGAAAGAGAATTGAACGAGAGGACTGGCGGGTTGTTCTGCGGGATCACTACCTTTCGCTCTGCCGCACCGAGGGCATCGACAAGGGAAGCGCGAGAGACACTTGATGGGGCCATGTGATGATCGCCAAGTTCTCCGATAAACTCCTGTGTTGTTCCGGTGATGAGGGTCTTACCCACTCCCGGCGGGGCAATGGCGATGACGTAGAGGTTAGGGAACAATTCACCTATGTTAGTGCGGATGTAAGTCTTCCGCTCCATTGCCATTGCGATAGTCGAAAGGGCTCCCCAAAGCTTAAAGATCTTGGGGGAGGGAAATCCTGCGGTGTAGTCTCGGAAGCCGTCGATCCAATCGGGGAGGCGTCGGGCCTTTACAGTTGGAGTAGCCGTTGACTTAAGGAGGTCGTCAAGTTCCGTTCCCGCTTTCTTTTGTCGTGCCCCTTCCATTTCGCTAACCCGTCCCCATTCTCTACGTTACCGTGCTTGTCTGTGTTGAGGTCTCCCCAATTCCAACCGACCTTTGCGTCGACGGGAACTGCAAACTCGCGACCACGTTTCAAAACGAGGGGGGCGCGAAGGCACTCAAGTGCCATTGGAATTATTTCGTCTTCTTCGTCCTCGGGGTACTGGAACAAAATGGAGTCATGGACCTGGACCAAAAGCTGAACACGATCTGTGCGGAAAAGGTTGAGCATACCTGTGTTGATTTCATCTGCGGTCATGGACTGCGGGGCATAGGCGATGGCTTCACGAACGGTGGAGTCCTCTGTCGGACGACCGAAAAAGTACCTGCGGCGACCGAACAGGGTGGTGATGTAGCCTTGGTTCTTCAACATCCACTTCACCCTGTCGTGCCATTTCTGAATGGCGGGGAAGCCCTTGAAGTACCGAGCCTGAAAGTCAGAGATTAGGGAGACTTCAGTCTTTGTATGTTTAGCCATTGTTCGAGGGGTCCCATAGTAGTTAGTACCATGTCCCAACTTCTTTGCCAATTGGCGATATGAGTCTTGCCGGTATGCCAGTTGATCTGCAATTGCCCTATCGCCCTTTGCGTCTCCGGGCCAAGGAAGGTTTGTCCAAGCGAGTTTACAGGTGGTAGTATGCAGATCACCACTCTCACAGGCGTCAAGATACCTTCCGGCAAATTGCTCCCCATGTTCCTCAACAAAGTAATCCCAACACAGGGCACCCACATTTCTTGCATCGGCTTGCTCTAAATCGAGGTTTCCGAATTTCATTCCTGGGTCGGCGACGAAGACGGAACGGAGTTCGCGATCGACGTTCTGAAGGTTCGTGCCTGTGCCCATCGCCGACATCGAAGAGGCGAGACGGCCGGTGTTTGTCCCTGCGATGTTGAAGGACGAACGCATCCTACCATCGGGGTCAATGCCGGTTTCGAGGAAGGATCGCTTCTTGTCACAGTCCCGGAGGAAGAGAAGGTGGGAACAAATAGGCTCGGCGATCATGTAGTTGGAAAGGTTCTCGAGCGCGTCACGGCCCACAGTGGGAGCCATGATGCCGTTGGCATTTCGCTTGCGGATGACCGGAAGCTGAAGGACCTCGTAGAAGAGTTTCTTCAGCTGCGCGGAAGAGCGCCAATTCAACTCGAGGCCGATGCCTTCGCGAATTATTTCGGTGAGGTTGTCAGAGACCTGTTTGATACTTGCCCGGTAATTAGATAGTACCTCATCGCGGCGTTGGCGATCAACTCTAAGTCCGCGGAGAGACATTTCAAGTATTGGTCCCTGGAGCGAAAGCGATTTGTCATAGATGGGCTTGCTAACCCCATCCAACTGGTCGAGGAGAGCATTGACAATTTCAAACGTAACGCAAACGTCAAGGCCATTGTATATCCAATCCTGTTCATTGCGGGTGAGGGGGGAGTCCTGCTCCAGCTGCGATGTGTCGATTATCCTCATGCGCGCACCGGGAAGTTTTCATCAGTGAACTCAACGGTGATGAGGGGGATGCCGAGTTCCTGCGCCATCATCATTTCGTACTGCACGCCCTTTGACTCGCGCCAACCGACGAGGGTGAGAACGTGAACGGCGTCTGCCCGGCGCATCATGGAGTTGTTGAACTGCTTCCAGAACATAGCGTCACCGGGAAGCTCGAACTTAAGGGCGAGGCGGTGGCAATAATAGATGGGGGAGAAGGCGGTGATCCGCTGCTTGAATGCGGCGATGACGTAGGTCTCCGCCATAAGATAACGATGTTCCTCGATTAGAGGATCGGGATGGGAGTAAGGTGATGCGACGTAAATCATTGTGCCCTCCGTTAGTCTTCGCGTTTGATAGTTTCTTTGTGGCGCATGAACTTCCAACTGGCTTCGCGGGTATAGATGGAGCCAAGGAAGCCGAGACCTTTTTCGAGTTCGGGTTGGAGTGCGTGGTGCAGAAGCATGGTGTCATCAACGTGACCGCCGATCCTGATGCCGTAATTCCGCCAGAGGTGCTGCATGTCGTAGAGAAAGTTCTGCCCGACCTTGGCGACGGGGGAGTTGCACCACTTGCGGCACCATGCTATCGCCCGAAGTTCCTCGTCGATTGATGCCCAATAGGAGCCGTCCTTGGATGAAGCTGAAGTGAAGGGAACGACAATGGCGACCTCCGGTGAGGGGGCAAAACCAATGCAAGTTATCATCGTCCCTGAGGTTTCGATGTCGATCGACAGGCGGGATGCCGATAGAAGATGTTCTTGCTCGAAACGCACAAGGTCATCCAGAGAGGGTTCAATCCATATATGCCTCTGCGGGCGACGTATCTCGGGAAACTTGAGTTCTTCACTAAGCTTGTCGAGGTCAGCGTGGAGGATAGGCTTGAGTGAATAGTCTTTGAAGACTGCGGTGGGGTGGTAGGTGGGAAGGATTTTGACGTTTTGATTAAGACCAGCGTAGTAATACAAAGGAGCACCGCGAAGCTTTTTAATACCTGGGGTTTTGAGAAGCGCCCAAGTTGCGACGTTGCCGAGGGCGAGGATGCAGGTCGGTTTGACATCACGAATTTCCTTGAAAAGGCGAAGGAGTTCGGGGGCGAACTTCGTCGGAACATATTTGTTCGGAAAGAGGGGAGGGTAATTAGAGATACCCTCAACCTTCGGGCCGCACCGAGACTTCAGATCGCTAATGCGTTGATTGAACACACAGGTGATGTAAGCTTTGTCCATGTCGATGCCCTTGTGTGCAAGCATCGAAGCGAGAAGTTTGCCGGAGCTACCAGACAAAGGACGACCTTTGTTCTCGTCTTCCTCAGTCCAGTAGTCTCCGACAATCATGAGCATGGTATGGGTAATTCTCCGAAAGAACTATATGGTTAGTAGCCTGCCCGGATACGGATGATGTCCTGCTCCATTGAGGAGAGGTTCATCTGCACACTGGCGATGGCATCCCGGACTCTGGTGAAGAAACCCTCAGGCGCGGCAACGGCTTTGTCCGTCCCGCAACTGTTGGGAATGGGCCCGGCTAGCTGGTTGGCAAGTCCGTTAAGCGAGGCCATCATATCGTATGACCGCGCAACCATCGCCTCGAGTTCATTGTCGATGCGGACTTGTTCCGGGGCAGTAGGAAAGTTCTTCATGTCTCTGATGCTCCTGCCGTAATCAATTGTCTCCAAGGTCCAAACCGACTTCTTTGGCTTTCGGCTCGTGCGCGTTGCCTTTGGCGATTTGCGCGTAGCCCGCGATGTCCGTCCAGTGGTCTTCATGGCTTGGGTCTCCTGCAATGATGCGTCCGATTTTGTGAAGGATCATGTCGAGGGCTTCCATCTGCCTCGGGTTCAAGAGGGACTGATTGCGAGAGAACCTCTGGTTCAACTCGTCGTTCATCACACCCTTGAACCTCTGCGTGATCCGCGCATGGTCCTCGAAAGAACCATGGGTCTTGTGCCTCTCTTCGAGGGTCTTGGTCAGGTCAGAGTTCATCATCGAAAAAGCACTCCTTTGCTCTGTTATAAAACTCAGTGTTCTGTTCGAGGCCGAGGACGACCGAAGCACCACGTGCTTGAGCCGCTCGTAAAGCGTTGGCCGATCCGCAAGTCGGATCGAAGGCAGATGAATACTGGTCAACGAACATCTCCATGAACTTGGTGAGCATCGCGATGGGCTTCTCGCTCATGTGGATGCGCTTGGTTGTAGGGGAAGACACTACGTTAGACACTGCACGAATGATCTTCCGGTCGCCGCGAGAGGCGATCAGACAAGTCTCGTAGATCCGGCGCGGGCCGCGGGAGGGATCGGGGAGAATACCGATGTTGTCAGACTTGTGCCAGATAAGAGGGAACCTCTGGACATCCCACCCCATGTTAGTAAGAGCCTCGATGGTAGGTTGATAGAAGTCCATCGAGAACCAGAACATAAGGTGGGCCGACTCGGCAACGAGATTATCCATTCCGTATGCGAGACTATCGAGCAACTCCCAATAGACATCTTCACTATCAGCATATCCGCCAAAAGCAGAGGCAGCGCCTTGGTCATGTCGATCCGCATTGACTCCATATGGGAAGTCACAATGGATGAAATTAAACTTTGGGCCAGTGTACTCTCTAACCCACTCGTTGAAGTTTGCGTTGATGAGGGGAGCAACGGGGGCTTCAACGACTTCTCCCGTGACGGCCTCGGTAACAGCAGCCACAGCGGAGTCACGCTTTCGCTCATTCTCACGAGTTACAATTCCCTTGGCGACGGAGAACTTCGGCGCGTCAGTGATCCGCTCGTTACCCCGGAGGATTTCCTGCGCCACGGAACGCTTCTCCGAGACGTTGGATTTTGTCATGCCGAGGGCGGAAGCGGTCTTGTCCGCGGTCCAGGTGGGATCGGCTTCGGCCCGCAGCTTATGGTACTCTTCGACGGCGAGGCACTGATCCTGCCACGACAAATCAACTCGGCGGATGTTCTCCTCGAGTTCGATAAGATGGCGGGTGGGGGCGTCAAGGTCTTCGATGAACTGCACGGTGATGTGAGTCCAACCGAGTTCCTTTGCGGCCGTGAGTCGACGTTCACCTGCGATGAGAAGTCCCTCGCGGGTGATGGTGATGGGGTTGATCTGGCCGAGGGCTTTGAGAGACCACGCCAGCTCACGGATGCCGACGAGTTCCTTCCTCTGCCGTTTGTCCCTATCGACTGTGATGTCGTCGATGGGATAGGACTGAAATTGACCTGATGTCATTGATGTTCCTCATTGAGAAGGAGGGGGAAGCCGAAGCCTCCCCCAATAGGATCACTCGATAGGAGCGGTCTTGGCAATCTCGTTGTAGAACACCTCCGGGTCGTTCCGGTCAGCGCGCCACTTGACGTAAGCGAGGCACTGGTGGTTCACCGACATGTCGATGAGTTCCTTCAACGGCGTGCTGTCCTTCCCCTCGATCTTGAGGTGGTCGAGAAGGAAACGCTTGAGGTTGAAGAGGGTGCGCTTAAACGCCGCCTCATCTTCCTTAGCGAACATGAAACGCTGGCGCAGGACTGAGGAAGGGTTAAGGCCACCGTAAGCGGCGAGGTCTTCCTGATCGACATCTTCCTGCGGGGCCTGGAGCCTCATCTGAAAGTCCAGCACATCCCACTTCCCGTCACCAATGGTCTCGATGGAGGGGACCTTCGACACAACTGCGACATAGGTTCCGACAGGGATCAAAGGGGGACGTTCGATGGAGCCAGCGGAGGTGTTGAGGGCGTCAGCAAAATTAACCATATTCAAAGTTCCTTGAGTTTGTTGAACAAAGTTGAAAGTCCCGTACCGAGGGGTAGTTCTTGATCGACTTTGAAGGGTGCGGGGTTCTTCAGGTCGATCATGGAAGTGGGCACCGTTACGATGCTCCGCTTCACATTCGCGCCAAAGCCGGAGGTCTTGGCGAGAACCATTGTGTTGAAGTAGGTTGGAACCATCGGGCCGAGGGCCTTCCCGATTGTGTTAGCATAGCCTCGCATGGAACCATCAGAACCTTCAACGAATTGAACGTGAGCAATCACGATGACGTTAGCACGAAAAGCTTCAGATGTCAACATGGAAAGGACGTTATCGACAGCCTGTTGGGCTTGGTGATACCACTGGCGAGGCTCCTTCGCGCCGGGGTTCATTCCCTTGGCCCACTCGAATGCGGCCTTTCCGAGTCCGGTGAGAGAGTCAAGGACGAGGACGTGATCCGCCCCCCACTCAGCCGGTACACTCTCATCCGACCACTTGTTGAGAAATTTAAGAGAATTGACCAAGGCTTTTGGGAGTCCCGCAACCATCGGTCCTGTCGGACCAGCTTTATATTGATCCCGAACAGTCTCGTAGTCCACGTTCGCGAGCTTATCTGGACATTCCTTTTTGGCGAACTCTTTGAGAACGTCGAGACCATTATCGAAATCGAGAACATGGAGTTTGTATCCTGCGGCTACGAGAGAAACGAGGGAGCCGGTCTTTCCGGTGCCCGAGTCTCCGAGGTACAAAATCTTGGTGAACTTTCCTGAGTGATGTTCTGTTAGCTTTGGCAAATGACTATCCTTCCGAGTGCGTTTGCGCGGATGTGAAATGGTAGGTTGATGAAGTGTTCCCAACGGTAGTCTATTGAGGTGAAGCCATCTTTTAACAAAGGAACGGAAGCTGTCATTCCCATCCACTCTAACTCGGCGAAAAGTTCATCGCCGAGACTGTGGAGTTTTCCAATCACAACTTCTTTTGTTGGTGTGATAAGGACGACAGAGGCTCCCTCAACGTAGTTGAAAGTTACCTTCTCTCGAGCGGGTTCCATACCGATCCACTCCTGTCGAAGTCGCCTTTCAAGAAGGCCTCGCGCTGCTTGGGGGAGCGGGAACAGATGTGGCGGAACTCACATCCGCCGTAGTTGCCGCAACTCGAGGGGTTCATCGGGAAGAAATCTTCCTTGACGTAGGTGTTGACACGGAGGATCATCTCCATCGCCATGTCGTACCACTCGTCGAGTTGCTCTTGGGTGCGGAAGGAGAAGCCACGCTCGAACCGGGTGCCGCCGACCAAGATCTGCGCCCCGTCGATCACCACCCCCTTGACCGGGAGATTGTAGATGGCGTGACCTGCGAAGGTGTAGAGGGACATCTGAGTGTCGGGGGAGAACTGGTCGAAGAAGCGGGAGTTGATGACTGAAGAAGTGGTCTTATTGTCTGCGACGTAGATATCTTCTCCTTGCTGGCACAGACGGTCCATGTGACCGCAGAGAAGAATGTCATTGTCGACTGCGAGAGTGAATGACAGTTCCGCCGCGGCCTTGCCATCGGGGAGGATCACAGTGGCGAGGGGGTCTTCGGCGAACTCATCAATGTACCAGATGATCGACCGGATCAAAGTCTCTCGGGTCTTGGTGTTGTCCATTGAGTCCCAGGGTTTGCCAATCGGAACCCCGTCTCGGGAGCCGGTGATTTCCCAAGTCTCGCGAAGGCAGTCGAGGATGACGGACTCAAGGGCGCTGTCGAGGTCCACACCCTCGGCGCGGAGGCGATGATAGCGCTCCAGTGCCTTGGCATAATGACCTCCAAAAACAAGGTGAACGGACTTGCGGGCGGGCTGCCAACCCTCCATCATTTTGTACTGAAAATACCGAGGGCACTTCTCAGCGGACTTCAACATGGTCGAGTCCCATGCGAAGAAGGTGCCATCGTCTCTGCGGTTGGATTGAGTCATTGATTGGTCTCCGTTATCTCACGCATCAGATTGACTTTGCGGCGTAGCGCGTCAAGGCGATGCCAATAATCTTTTGCGGGGGCGACTTTGTCCCGGCCACACTCGGCGAGGAGGAGTTCTACGCGGTAGCGCTCAGCTTCATACTCCCGCTCGATCTTGTCGAGTGCGCGTTCAAGTCCCTCGCGGATGAGGTTGTCAAATGTCGAGTTCATCGGACTTGATCGCATCGGCGAGGGCTTTGGCCTTTGCGGGAGCGGGCTTGACCTTGCCGGCGAGCATTCCGCCCGCGTTGTACTGCTTGCGCTTCTCGCGGTAGAAGGTGATGATCTGCTTGATGTCCTCTTTTGTGTAGGACAAAGGGTCACGAGCGAAGAGGGTGAGAAGGTCAGACATCTACTTGGTCTCCTTTGACTTTTGACAAGTCGACTGGGGGGTCGATCTTATTGATGTAGGTTCGGATGATGGTGCGGATAATGTGGGCTGCGCCAACGTCGGGGTGGAGTTCCTGGAGTTTGGCGTAATCCCCGGTGAAGAGTTGAAGCGTGTGCTTCTGGAGGGTTTCTTTAATCTTTCTCATGGCGCACTCTGCGGATGATCCAGAGGTCAGTCTCTGGGTTGGTTGGGGAAAGGACGAAGGAAAGATTGGTGAACTCCGGCTCTGACTTCCGCAGAGGATAGAGACGCTCCCGCAACTTTACTGGGTCATTGCTCCGAAGAACAATTCCCAACTCGGAAGCGAGAGCGTCGTAGAGGAACTCTTTCATTCGACAGTGGTGTACTCCGGCACCTGGGTCTCGGTGATTTCGAGGACCACGGACTTCATCATTACGGAGTCGACACGGCAGGAAAAGAACCGGCCCTCGTCCATCAAGGGGGCAAGTTCGACGGCGACCTCTTTGGCGACGTAGCCGAGGTGTTCGCGGGACTCGGGGTCGAGGACCATGATGGCGTTGGGGTCGAAGGCGTTGTGAGGTTCACGTTCGATCAGAAGCCCCTCGCCACCCATGAGTCCGGCAACAATGGTCTTGGCTGTGATGGGGCGGAAATTGGAACCACGAAGGTAAGCGGTGAATTCAGTCATGTGAGTCTCCTTTGGGTTGAATGGGGTAGGCCCGAGGTGAGTGTGGGTGGACGGCATGCACCCCGGGCCTCTTCCTCACCGGGGAGGTGAGGGTTCAGATAAAAAGCCCAACCGGAGTTGGGAGTTGGCTGCGGATATAACTTGGGGGAGGACCGCAGCGATGGGGTGGGCCGGAGGAAAGGAGACCAATCCAAAAACCTCCGGCCCCAGCGGTCACGCCAACTCGAGGTCGGCGTCCGCTGCGATGTCCAGCGTCTTCTTCTTCTCGGCGACACGCTTCTTCGCCAGCTTGAGGGTGTCGTCCTGACCGGCGACCTTCTCGACCGCGGCGTCGTACTTCGCCTCGTTGCCCTCGACCTCGAGGTACTTCTTGACGGAGAGGCCGGTCTTCTCGGCGATGCGGGCCTTGACGACTTCCTTGGCGATCTTGATGGCCTCGGCCTCGATCGGGTCGATGGGCTGACGAGCCGTGGTCATGGAGAACTCATACCGAGCGTCGTAGTCGGCAATGGCGGCACGGACCTCTTCGATCTTGCCTTCCTCGAGGGCCTTCTTGACGGCGGTGCGGAAGTTGTTGCCGATGTTCTCGGCGCGAGTCTGGTTGAGAACCTTGGCCTCAGCCGCGGTCAGCGTGTGGCCTTCGGCGTAGGGGGCGGAGACGGTGAAAGCCTCGCCGGAAATCGAAATGGTCTTCATGGAGTGGTTTCCTTTTGGGGTTGAAAAATTGCGGATTGATCCGACACGAACAACATACCTATTCTCGATGGATCGTGCAAGCATTATTTTCGAGGAGTCTTGGTATGGGTGATTCGGGGTTAGAACCACCCATATCGAGGTTCATGTGTCAGGATCTCTCATTGGTACTCGGGGAAGGGTTATTGGGGCGAATGCTATTGCTTCGCGGTCATTACCTTTCCTAGGTCCTTTAACGGTGCGGCAAAGGCCGAGACGCTTGACGCGACCACAGACGGAGTTCTTTGTTGTGCCAAGCATTCTTGCGGCCTGTTCATATGTTGATTTGCGAATGAGTTGCTTAAGCTTTTCGTCCGCCTCGGGGGTCCAGTTGAACTTCATTCCCCCGCCTCATCATGAAAGTTGTCCGAGGTGACGTAATAGAGTTCCTTCTTCGCGCGAGTCTGGCAGACGTAAAGGAGGTTCTTCTCCTGACCGTCTTCGATCTTGATGAGGTCTCGATCGAGAAGGAACACGGTGTCGTACTCGAGACCCTTGGACTTGTGGCCGGTCATTAACTTGATGGAGCCTTGGGAGTTGAAGAGGTGCTCGGCGTAGGCGAGGGCGTCACCAAGGGTTTCGCCTTGCGCGGCAAAGACCTTCATGCACGCGGCCTGATCCCAAACCTTGGCTTTGTTGCGGGTCTTCTTCTCCTTCTCTTGGACCCACATGGAGATTTCGGCCTCGACTTTCTCGCGGGGAAGATCGGACTTACCGAACTTCTTCATGACCTTGAGGAGGTACTTGCCGATGTCGTTGCCGATGATCTGGGGGTAGCGACCGTTCTTCAACAGCTTGATGGCCATGTTGAAAAGCGGAGCGTTGTTACGGCAGATGATCGCTGCGTCCTGCGGGACCGTCTCGGCGTCCCACTCGCCGAGGGACTTCACGGTGCCCTCTTGCGCCCAGTCCGCCCATCGCATGTGAGGCGCACGCCACTGGGCTTCGCGGACCACGGACTGGGGGCAACGGAACGAAATGGAGAGAGTGAAGGGTTTCATCTGGAAGTCGTTCTGGAGTTTCATCATGGAGTCCTCGTGGGCTCCACGGAAACCATAGATGGCTTGGTTGGGGTCGCCCACGGCGATGAGTCTCCGCTTCCCCACCAATTTCCGCAGGGTCATGTGGTTGAGGGCGGAAAGGTCCTGGGCCTCGTCGATCAAAGTGATCGGGTAGGTGTCGAACATTGCGGGGAACAAGGTGGGCATGAAGATTTGGTCAGAGAAGTCGATCTTCCCGTCGAGGGCCATCTTGATCGAGGCGATGGTGACATCGCGGACGAGGCGTTCCTGAAGGATAGAAGGAACATCCTCGATGTGAGCGAAGAAGTCTTCACACTCCATCAGCCGCTTTGCGTTGGGGAAGTGTTTGGTGGGGATGTACCCGCACGCCTTGCCCATTTCAATAAGCTTGAGGGTGTCGGCGAACTCCTCATAGGCAATCTCCTGTTCCTTGGGAGAAAGCTTCTTGACGAGGTCCGTCAAAAGTTGAAAGTTCTTGTCCTTCTCGAGGATGACTCGCTTGCCGAGGCACGCGGACCATGTGCGATGGCCCAGGGAATTGAGGGTCATCGGGACACAGTGAGGGGGAAGGCGTTCCTTCATCTCGTCTGCGATCTTCTTGTTGAAGGCGAGGCACAACATTGGGGTGTTGACGGCCTCGGCGATCATCACCAAGGTCGAAGTCTTTGCGGCACCGGCCAGGGCCATGACGATGAGGTTGTCATTGGTGCCCTTGGCGACGTCGATGATGAGCTGTTGCTCGGCGGTGGGGGTGTGCTTGGTCATTATATCTCGCTCATGATTATGTTCATTTCAACTACTTCAAAATCGTAGATACTGCGGGGGTGGTGAGTGTCGGAATAAATCGGAACTTTCCCGAAACTGTCCCGGGCGCGAGAGCCCTTGCAATACTCCGTGATATACCGGAGGGCGTGGCCCTTCGAACTAAACAACCTCGGGGGACGTGGGAAGTGGCGAGCCCGGCGGCGGTCGTCTGGTTCATGGAACTCAAAGTAAGAAGCGCCCGACTCCATGTGAGGGAAATACTTTTGTGTGGGGGTGTGGAGGATTGCGAAGAATTTCATAGGTCTAGGTCATCCGTGTTGATGGTGAAGGTTTCAGGGTTAAAGGGAATTGGCTCGTAGTCGTAGAGCTTCGGTTTTGGTCTTTCCCGCTGCGGAGGGTGTCGGACATGGGCAACCTTTCCGACAAGTTCCAACACATCCGCAACTGCGACAAAGTTATATTCGTGGTCGAGAACGGCCCACAGACCTTCGTCGAGATGAAGAAGTTTGACTGTGGGGCCAGTGAACTTATTGAGTTCAACGTGCTGACGCCACAACTCAAGTTTACTCATCTTCATCCACCTCCAGTCCAAGTTTCTTTGCGAAGTCAAAGGCGAACTTTTCCGCCTCGCTCAGATCACCTCCGATATCGACTTCCGCAGGGCGCAGCTCGGTTCCGTCATCAGTGGTTAAAGTTCCCGCGATAGCGCGCTTCTCGAGGATCACCTTCGATCCTTCGATCTTGAGAAGGAAGTTATCATAAGCTTGGTTCCCGTCCTTCTGGACTAAGCGCCGGAAGTAGTAGGCCTCTTGCCGCCAGCGTGTTGCGGCCTGAGGAGTGGGAAGCGTGAAAACGCAGCGATTGTGGGGGATCGCTGCGTCGAGGATTTGTTTGACATGCGTGTACGCTGAGAGGTTCTTTGCGAGTGGCATCAGAGGTCAAGCTCCACATCAGGGGCGGGAAGGCTACGCCGTGCCTCCTCCGCTTTGCGTTTCCGAATCAAGTCAATTTGATCCGACAGAGAAATCGAAGATTGGACAGGGGCGCCTTCCTGTCCCAACTTGGTCTTGCCCATCTTCCTCGCAACGAGGATCTTGTACAAGAGTTCCGCCGTTGGGCCAATGGGTCGGAGGACCAGACGATACCCGTCCTCGTCCGAGATGAGAATGCAACCGTTGTTGTCGAGGTCAATTTGCATCTTTTTCCAACTCCTTAAGATGCTTTTCCTCTTCGCCGATGAGTGCTAAACGAACCTGAAGCACAGGCATACATTGATACCGTGAGGTCCGCATCGAGACAATGGCGATAGACTCGAGGAATTTCATTTCCTCCCCGGTCACTTCCCTGAAAAAGGTTGTGGTATCATCACAACCCTTGATGTCGATTTTTATCTTCATAGCATAAACTCCAAAAACTTCCCGAACCCCCACAAGAGGAGGGGGACAAGAAGCAGGGTGAGAGGGACGGTGATTATCTCGATCAAGGTGTTAGTGGGTTTCTTCACTTTCTTCTCCAGTTGACTATGACGCCGCACCACTGGGATACGGCGGTTAGGCAACTAGAGTTTGTTGATGAGGTTGGCAATGAGTTTCAAGTAGACGTGCTGCTGCCCTACGGTGCAATCGACAGCGCTGTGCTCGAGATGGGTCCATTCCTCAACGAGGGCCATCATGAGAAGTTCCGGGGCGGACTCGAAGGCGGTGGCCGTCAAGAGACATGATTTCGATTTCATGTCCGCGAGGGCAATCGCGCCTGTGGGTTCCCGGAATTCGACGAACTTGAGATCGAACTGAGTAAGGTCCACGCCGACCTTCTTTAACTTGTCGAGAACCGGGGTGAGGCGCTCACGGTAGCCGATGGGCCAAGGCAGGATGGTGTAAGTGTCGTTGAAATTGATCTCGTTCTCGATGCTGGGCAAGAGACGGGCGAGGACCGAATGGATGATCCCTGTGGCCCAGTAGATCTTTTTGCCTGAGGCGAGCTTTGAGACTTGATCCCGGTTCTTCTCGTCGCCGACGAACTCCCACTCGGCGCGGAAAGCCTTCTGGAGTGCCTTTGCGCCGGAGGAGCCGAGGTCGAGATTGTATATGTGCATGGCTTGCCACTCCATCCGATCCGCGATGCGGGTACGGAGGATGGTGTCGAAGACCTGCGGATCGTCACAGGCTTCCAACAGATATGAAACCCAGTAGGTCGTCGCCCCGGTTTTGATCTTCCGGGACTCGGGAAGGTCGATGTCGGCAAAGTCGTAACTGAAGATGCCGGTCCTTTCGCGGTCCTCACAAATCCAGACGCCCCGGCGGTAGTAATTCGAGACCTGTTGCTTGATGATCCTGCCGCGATAGCCGTGCCACACAGGAACCTCGTCATGGACAAAGTACATTGACCAGTTGTCGATCATGATCTGGATTTCATCATTGATCTCAATGGCTACTGTGGTCATGCCGGGGATGGGTGCCGGTACTCCCAAGACTGCGCGAGTGGCCTCTCCCTCGTCAAGGGCATTGGACCAGATCTCCCTCACCGCATCGCGTGCAGCCCAGTCAGGTCCGGTCGAGGTTGTCAGAGAGGTCCTCTGACCGTCGATCCAAATAACCCCAAAGGCCTTGTCGCGGAAGCGCTCCATCCTGACCTCGAGGGGGATCTCCCGCTGGCCCGAGAAGATGCGAGTGCGGATACCGTTCCTGAGAAGAACGGCGAGGGCGTACTTGAACCCTGAGCCGAACTTTCCGATCTGGTCGCCCTCCTTTGTGGAAGCGCCGAGAAGGGAAAGAGCGCCGTTCTCAATTTCGCCTTGGTTATGAATTGTAAGATACATCAGTTGGTCTCCACAGTGAAGATTACAGTTTCGTTATGCACGGTGTATTTGACCTTCTCACTCAAGAGGGCCTCGGTTGCCTTGCGCGGGAGGTTCCACGTTGAGGAAACGATCTCAAGAAGACGCGGGCGGTCCTTCGGAAACTTGTACCCATTGACCGCCCATGCAATGAGGCCGGGAGTGTGGACGAGGGAACTGGAGGCGAGGCGATAGGTTTTCATCCGTTGGTCTCCTTTGGGTTTATGATTTCAGTCACACTGTAGTCCCATCCTTCGCCTGTTCCCTGCTTTTCAGTATCAATCCAGGCGTTGGCCTCATCTTCACTCTTGAATGGGCCGAAAACATGAGGGAGATTATCTCGCTCATACACTGCCACAACTACAATCATTTTCGGTCTCCTTTTGGGCGGGCTTGCCCCCACTCCACCGGATCACTCCGATGGAGGAAGAGTTTCCCTTACTTTTCCGTTTTTACCTTAAGGGTGAGAGTGTGCGTCTCACAGTAATCAAAGAAGCGCCATGCGGAGTCGAAGGTTTGAAGATGGACTCCATCCATCCATAACTCTACCCGGCCACAACGTAGATAACGCGCCTGCGCCAATGCGCCACCACTTTCGACCACTTCGTTGGCGCGCTTTTGTGCTTCGCTCTTCGCTTGTGACTCGGCACAAAATACTCGATAATCCTCCGCCGAGACTTCTTCCCTTGCTTGGTTGAGCGCATACGCGATGGGCTTGAGCACTTCGCACCACGGACACTGGCAGTCATATTCAAATCCCCTTAGCTTGAGTTGATCGTCAATCACTTTCATGAGTTTGTGGAGGGTGTTCATCAGAGTGCCTGACCGAACATTTTGCCGATCTCATCCCGGCTATTCCCAAGACTGCGCTCAACGGCCTTTCGTTCCGCGATTTCCTTCACCCGCTTTTCGGCCACTTTTTCAAGTACCGATGCGGCCTCAAGATACGCGCCCTTCTTGAACTTGCAGCCGCAAAGGCGTTCCGCTTGGGCCATCATCCTCGAGGGAGTCCAATGGCGATTGACGAGCATTTTGTGCTTCGCATAGGCACGGAGGGCAACCTTGATAGCAAGCATCTGATAGAGGTCGGGTTCCATCTTTGGTCTCCATTTTGAGGGAACGGCTATTCCCAAGTCTGCGTTAATGGGGGATTTCCATGACGCCGAGGGCTGCGCCGATGAAGGCCCAGGCACTCACAAGCAACACAACGACCATGCACCAGAAGACGGTCTTGGCGCGCCGAGCGAAGATTTCGGCATCGAGTTCATCAATGAACCTCTTGTACACGCTGCCGTCGTCATAATACTGACGCTCGGTGTGCCACTTCCGCATGGCCTTGAGGTCACGAATGGAGAGGCGGGAAATATCACGCATCACTTTCCTCCCACTCGCGGAAGGGTGATCGGGGCGACGGTTCCTGAGCGATACAGGATCAAGGCAATCTGCTTTCTTGACATTTCGGTCTCCTTTCAGGTTCGACTCACCCCAAGACGGAGTGGGCCGTATCCATATCATCCCACATCTCGTTTGAATGTGCAACCCTAATCTTCCAGTTCCCGATATGGGCCATGCGCCATGCGCCCCTGATTTGAGCGTTTTTCCCCTGACGTTCCCTGATTTGAGCACTTTTGTCCGTTGTCCGTCACCGTGGCGGTGCGAATGATATGGTCCCCAGCCTCGTGCTGGTCCATCCTCTCTTCTTGCTGAGATAGGTAAAAAAAATATATAAAACTGAAGAAAGAAAGAACCGAAATCGCACTGGAAAGAAACGGATGGACGCAGCTTTGATATGGCTCGTTCGCCCGGCGAATTACCCATACCGAAACTGGTGCTGGCACATTCGGACGGACTGACGGACGCCGAACGGACCGAATTCCTCAAATGAGGGAACGTCAGGGATAAAACATCCAAATGAGGGGAACATGCGCCAATGCCCTACAATTGGCCCATGACGCCCGTTCCGCGTTCCCGCCCCCATGTACCAGTCAAACGACAAATGCCGCCACGGGCGTTCCCAATGGCGGCAATCGACAAAAGAAAAAGCCCGGAACAATGTCCGGGCCTTTCCGCGAATTCGGTCTCCTTTAACGAATAGTGATGAAGTTGTTCTTAGGATTGACGACAAACTCATAGCCTAAGTTTTTGAGAATGGCGACTATTTGGGCATTGTTCCAATCCGCGCCTGCTTTCCGTCTGGCGCGCTGATAAATAGCCTCATCCATGTCATACCATTGGCCATTAGACTGAAAGGAAGTTGTCCAAGGTTTAAGCATTGTCGGTCTCCTTGTTGGCAGAATTGCCATTAGGCCGCCCGATACAATGACCGGACGGCCCGATTGCAACTCCGTTAGATGTCGAGGTCCATGCTATCGGCCAATGCGGCCTCCTTTGCCTTTGCAGCCATTTCCGCCTCATACGCGGCGCGAATTTCCGCTTCAAACTTAGGCAGATTGCGTTCGACAATGGCCTCGATGAATGCCGCGCCCGAGTCGCCTTCCGTCTTCGCCTTCCATTCGTCCTTACCAAACTTGGCCTTTGCGCGCGCCAAAATCCACTTCCGGGCAAATGCGTCAAAGTCGGACATCTTCGCCTTGCGCGCGTTCGACTGCGCCCGCATGTCGCCCGCGAGCATCGAGCCGAGCTTCAATTCGGCCTTTGCGCGCTTCGCCGCAATCCATTCATCTTCGCTCGCGTAGTCTTCGCGGGTGATCGAGGCATGGCAATCTTGCAACACATTCTTGAGGCCAATGGTGAGCAGATGCTGGTGCACATTGGCGTGTCCAAGCAGCTGGGCGACTTGTTCAACGGTAAGGTTGAAGGCGACGTTCTTTCCGGCGTCAAAGTTGATTGCGAACATTTGGTGGTCTCCTTTGGAATGCGGGCGTGATTGCCCGTCATCAACACATGGGGAGGCCATGCTCACCTTTCAAGGCCTCGCCCAAAACTTTATTCGGTATCATGTCGCGTTACACTTCGCACCAGCGCTGGCGCATGATGCAGCGCACACAGGCCGCGCCCATGCGGCAGCGCACAAAAACCTTGGGCCACCCCGGCCTCCTCACGCGCACAGGCACCCCCACCCCGGCGAGACCGGCACCCCTGCACCCCCCCACAACCTCCCTCGCAAATTTTATGAAAAATAACATTAGCCATATCCTAAACTCAAACTCTTCAAAAAACCTCCTGTATGGCGGGTTCGCGGGCCAAAGGATATGGGTGTTGCGAAATTGAGGAAAGTGTGCTATATGGGTGATAGACTCGAGGGATTGTAAATGACGGTGCCGCCAGTGACGGGAAGTTATGAGAGGGACATAGGGGCGCTCCAGGCCACTGTGGCGATGCTCGCCGGGGCGATGAAGGATCAAGCAGCCCTTCATGAAAGAATGATGCGGCAGCAGCATGAACAGTATGTCGCCCTCATCGAGGACTTCAAGAAGATGGTCGAGGGGGCAAACGGACAGATTATTGAACTCCGCCGGGAGGTGATCCTGATGAAGTCGATGGTCGATCAGGCCAGAGGCGGGTGGAAAATCCTCATGGGGATCGGAACGATCTCTGCGGCCCTCGGCGCAATCCTCGCAAAAGTGCTTTCACCTTTAACCTCGATCTTGCCTCGATAGGAGAATTCCAATGGCCTCTGCCGTAAAGTTTGAAGTGTTCGCGGAACATTTGAATAACAAGGTTCACGATCTTTTCGGCACGGACGATACGCTGAAGATCGTCATTCACACTGACGCTCCGGTCATTGCGACGGACGCCACACTTTCCGACCTCACGCAGATCACCGGAACCGGCTACACAGCTGGCGGTGAAGACACGCAGAACAACGGATCTCGCTCCGGCGGCACAGTGTCCGTCACTGCCGTTGACGTAGTGTGGACCGCGGGCGCCTCTGACTGGTCCGCTTCCGCCAGGTACGTTGGTCTCTACAATGACACGCCAGTCTCGCCCGCCGACCCGCTGATGCTCGATTGGGATTACGGTTCCACGTTCCAGCTTGCCAACGGCGAGACCTTTACTGCCGACTTCGGTGCTTCGGTGGCGACGTTTAGCTAATGGCACAGATACTAGCCTGTCCACGTATAAAGGTGCCAAAGGTAGCGGCTATTTTGCCGCCGCGCTACATTGAAGCACTTGAGCAAAACCAGAAGATCGCCTCTTGCTGCCGTCACCCGGAAGACCATGAGATCGAGGCCTGGTTTTCTACGCCGGAAGAAGCGGCAAAGGGCGTACCGGACATCTACATCTTCCATTGTACTTGCGGCCGGAAGCATCGCAGGTTCTGTGTCGGTGTCGGTACTGCCGCAAATCCTGAGGTAAGGCCGTTTTGGGAGGTCCGCTAAATGGCCTACAAATATGTCAATCGCGCCTGGATGCTTACGGCTACTGCCGGAACAGGCACGGTTACTCTTGGTGCCGCAAAGGCTAGTTATCTAACCTTCGCCGAAGCCGGACTTACCGACGGCGATACAGCCTCGTACTGCATCCGGGAAGGAAATGACTTTGAAATAGGTGTCGGCACCTATACAGCCTCGGGCACAACATTCTCCCGCGACACTGTAATCATTTCCAAAATCGGAGGTACTGCCGGTACTACAAAGATGACGCTTGCCGGGGCGGCGGAAATCTTCATCGCCCAACCAGCAGAAGAAATACTCAAGTACGATGCGGACCTCGAAGCCATAGGCGCCCTTGCCGGAACGTCAGGCTTTCTAAAAAAGACCGGGGCAAACACTTGGACCCTTGACACCGCCACCTATACCGTCTCCGGTCACACTCACGCCATAGCTGATACAACTGGATTGCAGGCGGCACTCGACGCAAAGGCGCCTCTGGCGTCTCCCGCACTCACCGGCACGCCTACCGCACCTACAGCCGCAGCTGCAACAAACACAACTCAAATCGCAACAACGGCCTTTGTACAAACTGAATTGGCCGGTGTTGGTGGAATGCCCTCGGGCGTCATCGTTCCCTTTGCCGGAACAACCGAACCCTCCGGCTGGCTTTTCTGTTACGGACAGGCGGTAAGTCGAACCACCTATGCTGCCCTCTTCACCGCCCTTAGCACTACTTACGGTGCCGGCGACGGATCGACTACGTTTAATCTTCCCGACCTTCGCGGGCGCGTTCCGGCAGGTCAGGATGACATGGGCGGCGCGTCGGCTAACCGACTTACTAATCAGTCGGGTGGCCTAAACGGTGACACACTTGGCGCGACAGGCGGCGCGGAAACGCACACGCTGGTGACGGCAGAAATGCCCGCACATGGCCACAGAGCTTTGGGTTCTACCGGAAGTGACGGTTCTGCCTTCGGTCTTAGTGCTTCTCAGCATGGCTTTGCTGGTGAAACAAGTACGCAGGGCAGCTACCAAACCAATAACGCCAACGGCAATCCGTTCATTGAAAACACTGGAGGCGGCGGTGCCCACAACAACGTGCAGCCGACTATCATCCTCAACTACATCATCAAGACATAGGAACTCAAATGAAAGTCAGTGTCATTTTTGAGGATGGGGTGATCGTAGTCGATAGAGTCTCTCGCGCTAAGTTTACCTTCAACGTCGATGCTAACTGGCGAGCATTGCAGTGGGACAATAACCGGGGCTGGATTGAGGTCACGCAGGGAGAGCGAATTTGGATAACTGATCTTGCAGCAGTCCAACCCTACATCGACATGTATAATGCTGCGGTCCCTGGCACTGGCGATCCCAACCAAGTTCCTTCCAATATAACGCAAAGGCAGTTCCGCCTTCAACTTCGTGCTATGGGCAGATCAACTGCGTTTCGGAATTACGTCAACAATGCAGATGAGCCGACTCAGATTTATTTCATGTACGAACAGTTCATTCAGCGAAGTGCCCCGGAAATCCAGGCAATGGCGACTAACTTTAATCTAACCCCAGTGCAGGTCGATAATCTTTTCCGTGCCGCTGCTCTTATCCTATAGGACAAAGTCCCTTTGAGTTTCTTTGGTCCAATATTCTTTGCGCCACTTGTGGCGGATGCCGTCGAGGCAAAAAAGCTCACACTCGACGGCACGACCTTCGCTATCTCGGGTGGCGCACAAACCTATATTTTTACACGAAGACTTATCCTTTCCTCGGCGACTTACACTGTCTCCGGCACTGACCTCACAATCCGTCACGCAAGGACTTTGGCGCTTGACGGCACAACCTTCACGATCAACGGGCAGCTTTTAAACCTCACAAAGTCAAGCAATCCGCAGCTTCTCCTTGAAACCGCGACATTCACACTCGCCGCTCAGACACTTGATCTTCGTCGGACCAGAATAGTATCTCTCGCCGGTGCCACTTATTCAACAAACGCACAGCCGGTAACGCTACGCGTATCGCGGAAACTCATAACCTCTGGTGCGACGTTTAACATCACTGGTGGTGCGGTTACATTCACCAAGACTCGCACACTTAATCTATCTGGCGCTTCGTTCACTTTCACTGGAAACGATGTAAGTCTCCGGTCGACTCGGCGTGTTTCACTCGACGCAACAACGTATGAAATCACTGGTAATGACATTTTCCTCCGCAGAGGTCTTGTCTTCTCTGTGGAGTCCGCTACATTCCTAATCAACGCGGATGACTTGTCGTTTCTCCGCAGTCGTAACATAAACATTGCGACTGCGGTGTTTGAACTTTTCCCCTCAGAAGTAGCGTTCCTTCGCTCCAGGATTTTCAGACTCAACGAAACAACCTATCACATCAACCCGCAGATAGCGCAGTTCTACGCCTTGCCGGTAGTTAACCCTGACGTGACTGAACTCTATTCTCGCGGCAGAGGAAAGAAACGCTTCTGGCAATCCGTGAGGTGGCGGGAGCGGCGTGATCCTAATTGGTGACTGCGTATGGTTGGTTCTGTTTACGAATTACCCATATTGACAACGCAACGCGAAAGTGTTACTGGTGCGATATGAGCTACGGATTGGAAACCATCAAATTAACTGGCCGCTCGATGAAAACCATCGAGGCCGAGTTGGTGCGTCCCCTCTCCGAGGAAGATCTCGCAATGCTTACCGACGAGCGTGGAACGCAGAAGCCGAAGACCCTTTCCTCCCTGTCGATGCTTTCCGAGCGCCACCGGAACCTCGCGCGCCTTTTGGCAATGGGTAAGCCGAACTGGGAATGCGCGATTATTACCGGATATACTGAGTCCCGGATTTCTATCCTCAAAAGCGATCCGGCGATGCAGAATCTCATCAAGCACTACTCGGAAGAGAAGGACATTGTTTACGTCCAGGCACAAGAGAAGATCGCTCAAGTCGCCTCGACCGCACTCGACGTTCTTCAAGATCGACTCGAAGATCCCGAGCACGTTGCGAAGATGTCGGACGGACAGCTTTTGCAAATCGCAGAGTTTGCCACGGATCGTTCCGGTCTCGGCCCTTCGTCAAAGTCCGAAGTCCAGGTCAATATTAACATTGCCGACCGTCTCGAAGCTGCGCGAAAGCGGGCGCAGGAAGCGCGCTTGATTGAAGCCAAAGCGGTCGAGATAAAGTAATGGACCTTATTGAGGAACTCGCGCAATACTCTAACGACCCCCTCGGCTTCGTCATGTTTGCCTTTCCGTGGGGTGAGCCGGGAGAACTTCAAAACGCCAAAGGCCCGGAACTCTGGCAGCGCGAAATCCTTACCGACCTTGGTCAAGGTATTATCGACCTTAATACGGCAGTTCGCCTTGCAACGACCTCGGGCCACGGCATCGGCAAATCAGCACTGGTGTCGTGGCTCATCCTCTGGGCCATGTCTACTTATGAGGACACCATTGGAGTCGTCACCGCCAACACCGAAACGCAGCTCAAAACTAAGACTTGGGCACAGCTCGCAAAATGGTTCCGCCTCTTTATCGCCAAAGAGTTCTTCGAGATGACGGCGACCAAACTTTGCTCTGTTGATCCGGCGCACAAAGACACCTGGCGTATCGACATGGTGCCTTGGTCTGAGCGGAACACGGAAGCTTTTGCAGGTCTTCACAACAAGGGTAAGCGCATTGTCCTTCTTTTCGACGAAGCTTCCGCCATTCCTGACCTCATTTGGGAGGTCGCTGAAGGCGCTCTTACGGACTCCGATACGCAGATTATCTGGGCCGTCTTCGGAAACCCAACTCGAAACAAAGGACGTTTCCGAGATTGTTTTCCGGGGGGTAAGTTTTCCCATCGTTGGAAATCTCGTGCCGTTGACTCCCGCGAAGTCACCCTCACAGACAAGCAGCAAATCGCAGAGTGGATAAAGGATTATGGAGAAGACTCCGACTTCGTGCGAGTCCGCGTGCGCGGGATATTTCCGCGCGTTGACTCAGAGTCTTTCATTAGCTTTGAAGTTGCAACTGAGGCAACGTCTCGCACGGTCATGCCCTGCACAGATCCTGTTATCATTGGAGTGGACGTCGGCCGTTTTGGTGATGATCCGACTGTGATCTACCCCCGTAAGGGAAGAGACGCGGTGACACTCCCGATCGAAGTTCTTTTCGGCGCAGACACGATGACCACTGCCGCGCGTGTTGCCGCGACATACCTTCGGCATCGCGCTGCGATGGTAATGGTTGACTCAGGTGGTGTCGGCGGTGGTGTTGTTGACCGCCTGCGACAACTTCGCATTCCGGTGATGGAGGTCGACTTCGGTTCATCTCCCTCGATGGACGATATTAACGACGGAACTAAGTACGCGAACAAACGCGCTGAGATCTGGGGCCGATTGCGGGAATGGCTTAAGGTCGGTTCGATCCCTGCTCGAGTTCATGGCCTCGAAGAGTCCCTTGTCGATGAACTTACTGCACCAAGTTACGGCATGAATAACGCCGAAGCAATTCAACTTGAGTCAAAGAAGGAAATGCGTAAGAGGGGAATTAAGTCCCCGAACGTCGCAGACGCACTTGCTTGCACATTTGCATTTCCAGTCTATGTGCCAAGTGAGGCCGATCGGGAGTTGCCTCCCGCCTATACCCCTGACTTCAACCCCTATTCCCAGGAGATGTTGCTCCAATGATGCCCAAAATGCCAAAAGCCCCTAAGCCGCCTCCGCCGCCGAAAATGCCGGAGAGCCCCCTCGATGTTGCAGCCATCGGTACACGCGCTGATGATGCGGCGACTGGGTTCAAGTCACTCGTATCTTCTTCTCCGGTCGGTAAGCGCAAAGCCGCACTCGGGGCGAAGAAGACCTTGCTTGGAGGCGCGACGTAAATGAACATTAAGGAGGACTTTCATCAACAGCTAGTCATGTCGTTGGAGGCCCTCCGCAATGACAGGCTTCCTTGGTGGAATGTGTGGCGTGAGATCGCCATGTATTACATTCCGAAGCGCTACATCTGGCTCGCGTCCAAGAAAGAGCGAAAGGATTATGTCGGAAAGAACGGCAACATCCTTGATGGAACGGGAACAAAGGCAGGTCGAATTCTTGCGGCGGGGATGATGAACGGCATCACTTCGCCGTCTCGACCTTGGTTCAAACTCCGCATTCCCGGCCATGATGATGAAATGGACCTGGAGGCACGCAAGTGGCTCGATGAGGTTGAGCGGCAGATGCTTCAAACCATGGCCGAAAGTAATTTCTACAACGGCCTGGCGCTTCTCTACGTTGACCTCGTGTTCTTCGGTTCCGGGGCGATGCTCATTTACGAAGACTTTGAGTCAGTTATTCGATGCTACAATAACGCCCTCGGCGAATTCTATCTCGGGCAGGATGACCGGTTGATGGTCAATCGTTTTGCGCGAGAGTTTACACTGAAAGTCGGACAAATCGTTTCGAAGTTCGGAAAGGAAAATTGTTCTGACACAGTGAAGAATTTGTTCGATAAAGGTCAACATCTTGAGGACATCGAGATTTGTCACGTTATCGAGCCGAACATCGGTCCCTATTACCCTGTCCCGAAAAACTTCGCGTTTCGAGAGGTGTATTGGGAGAAGGGTGGGCAGAAAGGTAAGGTACTCACCGCAGGTGGGTTCAATGAAATGCCCGGGCTTTTCCCCCGGTGGGAAATTACGGCTAACGATGCCTATGGCACCTCTCCCGGAATGGACGCCCTTGGCGATGTGATCCAGCTTCAGCACGAAACCAAACGGAAAGGTCAGTCCCTTGATTACATGGTCCGCCCTCCTATGGTCATGGACATCCAGCTCCAGCATCGGCCTACAGCTCTTCTTCCTGGAGGCCAGACATTTGTATCTGGAGCGAACTCAGTCGGAGCAAAACCGGCCTATGAGGTTCGCCCGCCGCTAGCGGAACTTTCCGCTGATATTCGTGACGTTCAGACTCGCATTCGGGAAATCTTCCATAACGACCTTTTTCAGATGATTTCCCAACTCGAGACCGTCCGTACCGCGACGGAAATCGACGCTCGGCGTGAGGAAAAGCTGGTCCAGCTTGGACCGGTTCTTGAACGCTTCGAGAACGAGGCGCTTGATCCCGCTATCCGCAGGATTTATAACATCATGGTGCGGAAGAACCTGTTGCCGGAACCGCCGCCTTCTCTCGAGGGTATTGCGCTCGAAGTCCAGTACGTCTCAATACTCGCCTCGGCGCAGTCCGCTGTCGGCGTTATCCCGACTGAAAGGTTCCTTCAGCTCGTCGGCAACCTCTCCGGTATCTACCAAGAGGCCACGATGATCCCGAACGTCGAAGAACTCCTGCGTGATTACGCGCGAGACATCGGTGTGAAGGCGAAGGGGCTTAACTCGCGTGAGGCTGTCGAAGCGCAGCGCGAGGCGATGAACGCGCAAAAGGAGATGGAACAGGCTGGGGCGGTGGTCCCACCTGCCGCAGATGCCGCGAAGGTTCTGTCGGAAACTGACGTTGGCGGCGGCGCATCCGCGCTTCAGCAGCTGATGGGAGGCTAAGGTATGGCTCCTTGCATTTCCCGTAAAAGTGTGCAATGGTGCGGCGATGGACGATAAAGCCCAAAAGCGCCATAACCAGCGCCTCGCCCTCATTCAACGCCAGTCAAGGCTTCGGCGAGATAATTTTGTTCGTGCCGCAGTTGAGACCCGCGAGGGTCGTGAGTATCTTTACTGGCTCCTCGAACTTGGAAAGATGGGCCAAAACCCTTACACAAGTAACGCACTCTCTACGGCGTTTGCTTGTGGAGAGCTGAACGTGGGCCAGCAAATTCAAGCCCACATCATCGAGATCGTGCCCAACGCATTTTTGAAAATGTTGGCCGAAAAAGAAGAGGAAAGACTGAATGCCGAACGATCCGCTGACGACACCGACACCGGCTCCGACTCCGGCGACGACGACTGATCCTGCTGCGCCCCCGGCGCCAGCGGCTACCGACCCTGCGGCTGATCCGAAGCCGGAGGTCGACCCCGCACTCGACACAAAGACCAATCCCTTCAAAGTCGAAGAAATTAAATTCAGCACTGAAGGTGCGTCGGTTGACCCTGAGGTCGCCTCGGACTTCGCTGCTGTCGTGAATGAGTTTGGCATCCCGCGAAATGCAATTGCCAAGCTTGTAGCCCTGCAAGAAAAGGTCATGACCGCGAACTCGGAAGCGGGTAGTCGCGCTTGGTCGGAAACGCAGGATAAATGGACTGAGGAAGTCCAGAAAGATCCTGAGATTGGCGGTCAGAAATGGCCGGAAGTCCAGGGTCGGATCGGGCAGCTTCTTGACACCTACGGGAGTCCGGAGTTGCGCGAGGCGTTTGATCTTACGGGCGCTGGAAACAACCCTCACATTGTCCGTTTCATGAGTAAAGTGGCACATATCCTGAACGAGTCCGGGTTTATTTCCGCGAACCCCGGTAACTCGCCAGCGAAGTCCGCCGCTGAAATCCTCTACCCCAACCAAGGTAAAACCTAAGGAGAAACGAGATGGTAACACTCAGTGTGACCAACCCGACACTTCTCGACCTGGCCAAGATGATGGACCCAGACGGGAAGATCGCTCAGATCGTCGAGATCTTGAACGAGACGAACGAAATCCTCGAAGACATGAGCTGGCTTGAAGGCAATTTGCCGACTGGCCACCGGACTTCGATCCGTACTGGTATCCCTGAGCCGACTTGGCGTAAGCTCTACGGCGGCGTTCAGCCGAATAAGGGCACCACGACCCAGGTCACCGACTCGTGTGGTATGATGGAGGCCTATGCCGAAGTCGACGCCGCACTGGCGGATCTCAATGGTAACACTTCGGAGTTCCGACTCCAGGAGGATCGTGCCCATCTTGAGGGCATGAACCAGTCCATTGCAGATGCGCTCTTCTACGCCTCTGAAACGACGACCCCCGAGAAGTTCACTGGTCTCGCACCGCGGTTCAATCTGTCGGCTGCGGCGAATGGTGAAAACATCATCAAGGGCGGTGGTGTCGGCACCGATAACACCTCCGTTTGGCTGGTGGTTTGGGGACCGAACACTGTTCACGGTATCGTGCCGAAGGGCTCGAAGGCCGGTATCCAGATGAACGACAAGGGCCGCGTCACGATTGAAAGCGTGGACGGTGCTGGCGGACGCATGGAGGCCTATCGGACGCATTATCGCTGGGACGCCGGACTTTCCGTGCGTGACTGGCGCTACATCGTTCGTATTCCGAACATTGACAAGTCGGAACTCACGAAAACTGGCAGCACGGGCGCCGACCTCATTGACCTGATGACTCAGGCCGTTGAAATGATCCCGTCGCTTGGATTGGGCCGTCCGGTGTTCTACTGCTCCCGCATGGTTCGTTCGTTCCTGCGCCGGCAGATCGTGAACAAGACTGTCAACTCCACCCTCTCGATGGATACTGTCGCCGGTAAGCGCGTAGTCTCGTTCGACGGTATCCCCGTCAAGCGTTGCGATGCTCTGGCCGCTGATGAAGCCCTCGTGGTCTAAGTGAAAGGAACAGGAAAATGATCCTCGACGAACGACTTGAGTTTGCGGATGCGGCAAGTGTAGCTGCTACCGCAGGGACTGTGGTCCTGGGTGATGTCATTGACCTCGGCGCAGGGGTTGCTGACATCGGGATTGGTGAGGACATGTGGCTCGTTATCCAGACGACCACTGAAATCATCACCGGCGGTGCGGCAGGTACGATCCAGTTTTATCTGGTATCGGACTCTCTCGCTACCCTCGGCGCCGGTGTTGTTGCAGACTGCACGCAGCATCTGACCAGTGGTTCACTGGTGACGGATGATGCAGCACTCAACGATGACAAACTGAATGCAGGTGGCGTGATCCTTGCGGCTCGCCTCCCGGCTGGTACTTACGAGCGTTACCTCGGTATCCTTGTAACCACTGGCGTAACCACCACCACAGCGGGTGCCGTCAACGCGTTCCTTACCAAGGACTACGCGAAGTGGGCTGCCATTGCGGACGCGACTAACTAATGTTAGTCAAGCTTCGCAGGGACCTGTTTATGGGCGAGTATTTTTTCAAGGCTCGCTCTGGCGGAGTTGAAATCCCCGAGAAAATCGACGGGATGCCTGTGGTGCCGTACACGGAAAAGGGGGAGGGCAAACTCGCTCTCCCCCGCGACGCCGTGATCCTCACAAAACCGCCGACGCCGAAACCAGTTAAGGACCAGAAAATGGCCCTTAGTGAACTTGTTGCCAAAACCGCTGCTCCGCAGTCTTTCAAAAAGGCTATGGAAAAAACGGACGATGACGACCTCTAAGGAGATTGGTGCCAATGGCGCAAGACTTGGTTACACTTTACAACCTAGCTCTAAGTGCCGTTGGCACCAGATCCCGAATTTCTTCGCCGGATGAGGAGTCTCGCGAAGGCCAACTTTGTCGCCAGTGGTATCCCACTGTTCGTGACATGACTTTGCGCGCGGCGCATTGGGCCAGCTGCCGTCATGTCACTTCAATTTCCATTGAGGCGCAGGTTACGGAAGGCGCTGACTGGGCCGAAGGCGACCCGGAGCCGCCGTGGCTTTTCCGCTATAACCTGCCAAATGATTTCCTTTACCCTCGGTGGTTGACCACCTACGAGAACTTCGAACTCACGCAACACGAAAACGTAATTAAACTGTTATCGGATGCCATCGAGCCGATCTTGGTTTATACAAAGAAGCAGAATATTCCTGCTGTTTGGGACGTTGATCTTTACAATGCTGTAGTCATGGGACTTGCCGGTAGTATTGCGATGCCGCTGCACGGAAAACCTGATCGAGCGCGCAACGCCTTTGAAGAGGCAAATATCGCTATCACTAGGGCAAGGGTTCAACAGGCTAACGCAAACTCATTGCAACATGACGCAGTGCCGGACTGGTTAGTAGCCCGCGGAGTGACGCAGTATAGCAACTATAGCCAGTTCATTTATCATTATGGCCCGCTCTTTAACTCGGCAATCCAGTCATGACCATTGACCTTATAAAGTTTGCTTTTGTTGCCGGAGAGGTCTCGCCCTCTTATTACGGACGAGCGGACCTTGAGAAGTTTGACCTCGCACTCGCAGAGGCTGAAAACTGGTTTGTGGATTATCACGGTGGGCTTTCCAATGTCCCTGGAACTTTGTTCGTAGATCATATTCAGTTTGATGAGTCTCCGGTTAAAGCCTTTGCGTTTCAGTTTTCGAGCCTTGTTCAAGACAAGTACCTGATCATCCTCGGAAATGGTTACATTCGGTTTGTTCAGGATGGGGCTTATGTTCTAGAGGCCGCAAAGACGGTAACGGCACTTTCACTCGGAGCACAGACAAGCGCCACAATAGCTGCGCATGGTTTTACTGACGGAGAGTGGGTACAGGTTGTAAGCACCGGCGAGACCGTTGAATTGGTCAATCGCACTTGCCAAGTAGAAGTCAATAGCGCGAACTCGATTACGTTGCGGGACACACTTGGAAATCACATTGACTCGAGTTCTTATACCGCATACTCCACTGGAATGACTATTGCGCGTATATACACGCTGGTAAATCCCTTTGCCGTTGAGGATATTTCTGCTGTTCGCGCGGGACAAATTCGTGATGTTGTGCGACTGACGCATCCAGATTATGAAACGCAAAACTTGCGTAGATTTGACAACGCTAGTTGGACTATTCAGGAAGAGAGTTTTGTCAATACGGTAACGGTTCCATCTATAACATCCACCTACGGTACTGGCACCGCTTCAGGTTATGCGGCTGGTTACGTTGTTACAGCTGTTGATGTGAATGGGCGGGAAAGCCTGCCTTCCGACTACGCGTTTATCACGGATATGGGAGACATTCTGAATGTAAGTTCTGTAACTCATACAATTAAATTTTCAGAAGTCCCTGGGGCTGATTATTATAACGTCTACAGAACTCGTGTGTCTCACACGATGGGCAGTAGTACTTATAACATCAGTCGTGCATTCCAACTTGGATATATCGGGCGGTCAAAGGGAGCATCGTTTACAGATACCGGCATCACGCCTGACTTTACAATCACCCCTCCCACGAACTCTAATCCGTTTGCCAAGGGTGCTATCCGTTATGTCGATGTGTTGAGTTCTGGCAACTTTTCTCGTAATATAACGATGACAGTAACTGACTCTACCGGATCAGGTTTTATCGGCTACCCGATTGTTCACATTAACAATAATTCTAACTCAGGTCCGGTGGTTGGAATTCTTATTCTCGATGGCGGTGAAAATTACACTAACCCGACGATTACACTGTCGTCAGGTGGAACGTTTACCTACGACATTGAGTTGAGCGATAGTTCTGGACTTGATCCAGCGGTATCTGCGGTTTATCAGCAGCGGCAAATTTACGCTGGTTCCGACAATAACCCCTTGGTCGTGTATGGCTCAAAGCCGGGAAATCTTTCTGACTTCACTGTATCTTCTGTGTTGGTTCCAAGTGACTCTTTCCAACATGAAATTGACAGTGAAAACTACGCCGCTATACGGCATCTAGTTCCAACGCGCGGTGGCTTGCTGGTGATGTCCGCAGGTGGAATTTGGCTCATGTCCGGGAGTGAAGGACGAGCAATTACGGCACTTGATGTTCAAGCGGATTTGAACGTCTTTACTGGCGCCAGTGATGTACCGCCGCTCAAAATTGACACTGATATTATTTACACCACGGCTACCGGAGGGAGGGTTAATACACTTGCCTATGCGGATCAATATAAACTTTATGCCCCGACTGATGTTTCAATTTTGGCCAATCACCTGATAACGAATTCCAAGATCTCGCGGTGGACGTATGCGGACGAACCCCACAGGCTTATTCACGCTGTTCGTGATGACGGTGTGCTGTTACTTTTCACGATGATTAAGGATCAAGATGTCTACGCCTGGACGCGGCGAATTACAAAGGGACAGTACCTTGATGTGGTGGGTTTTGATGGGGAAGGTGAAACTGACGTTTATTACATTGTAGAGCGGAAACTTAATGGACGTTACCGCAAGGTCATCGAGCGTCTCGCAACAAGAGTCTTTGAAACAAAAGAAGACCCTGTTTTCCTGGATTGTGCATTAAAACTTGCCAAGACCTATCCGGCGGCTAATATCGAAATTGAAGCTGCAACTGGTGTTGGTGTTATTGTACGGGCCTCTGCGGCAGTCTTTACCTCAACCGATGTGGATAAAATCCTGCGGTTCGGCAAAGGTAAAGCACGGGTTAAAACCTTTGTAAACTCGACCACGATAACAATTGATGTGATCTTGGCGTTTGATCAGTTGTTGCACTACACGGTTATTCCTCGGCGTGCCATGTCTGGTGAGTGGACTCTTGACGCGGAAGTGTCCAGTGTAAGCGGTCTTTATCACCTCGACGGTGAGACTGTTTCTATTGTTGCAGACGGCAATGTTACGAGGAATGTTGTAGTTTCAAATGGCACTGTCACGCTTCCACAGCCTGCCTCCCGCGTGGTTGTGGGAATTCCTTATAAGTCCGTTGCCAAAAATCTACCCTTGAATGTGCCGGGAGAGGTGACGGAAAAGAAAGTCAAGCGCATTCCCTCGCTGGCTCTTCGTGTACTCGATACGAAGGGGATTAAAGTCGGCACTCGAACTACGGAACTTTATTCCCCGCGCACGGCCCTTGCGGAAGTCCTTGGCGATGCAGGTCCATTATACACTGGTATAACTCATTTCATGGTTGAACCTGTGTGGTCAGATGAGGGGCAAAATTACTTTGTGCAGGAAGACCCCTTTCCCGCAACTATTCTCGGCTACGTCTTAGGGGCGGACTTCGGTGATGGTTAGGATCAAGAAATCAAGGGCGCTCAGTGCGCGGACTATTGCATCGCTTGGAGCCTATGCAAAAGAAGAATGGCGAGTGCTGTATCCGGTTCGCCGTTGGTTTTACCTGTCAACTCGGCGGCTGTGGACTTTGAGCATTGACAATGAACCTGTTTGCGTAATCGGGTTGAAACAAACAACAATGATTGGTACTGGCGCTGAACTTTACTTCATGCTTTGCCGTGGGCTGTCAAAACACGCAAAGGAAATCTCGAAGTTTATTCGGCGGGGAATTCGCAGGCTTCTGAAGATTTATGGAATGCTGTTTGTGCGGGTGGCGGAAGATTTCTGGATCGGGGAAAAGTTTGTCAAGTTCTTCGGTTTCCAGTGCAAAGGTGTTGCGACTGCGCTTAACGGATCAACCTATAAGTTTTATGAATTGAGGACAGCATGGCTACAGCATTAGCCTTTATCGGACCTGCCGTAAGTGCCGTCGGTAGCCTGCAGGCTGGGATGGCGGCGCAGCAAGCTGCGAACTATCAAGCACAGGTTGCAAAGAACAATGCAAAGGTCGCTGAGTATAATGCGGCCAGAGCGACTGTGCGAGGTGGTATTGAGAACCAGCTGAAAGACAGTGAATTTGCGCAGTTAATCGGACAGCAGACTGTGGAACAAGCTGCCTCTGGTGTGGCTGTTTCTGGTCGCTCGCAATTGAGGGCACGGAATGCCACGCGCATGTACGCCCTCGGTGATCGCATGGCTATCAGCGAAAATACCGGAATGGAAAATTACAACTACCGGGTCGAGGCAACGAATTTCAAGGCTGAAGCTGCCGCGGCAAAGGCTCAGGGTAAAGCCGCAATGGTCGGTGGGGTACTTGGTGCGGCAGGGGCTGTCGCAGGGATGCCCTTTGACAAACTTGGCGGAAAAAGCTTGATCGGTAGCGCGGCATCGGCAGCTAGAATTCCAATTCCCAGACCGCGGCCTCCCGGCCATCGTGGCGTTATTCCTGTCCCGCGGCCAAAGCCAAGGATGCCTTCGATTGGCGCAAACCCGCTTCTCCGTTCCCGCTATAACTTCGGACACTGAAAATGAAAGTTACAGAACCTCAATTCACGGTCGGAAAGTCTAAGCAACCTGCGGGGTATGTGCGGTCGGAACCGCCGAACTTGCAAGCAGTGGGACAGGGGCTTGATGCGCTCGGTGGAGGGATCACGCAGCAGGCGAATGCGCTCTTCAAACTCGAAGCGGAGGAAAAGCAAAAGGCCGATCAGATGGCTCGGTTCAAAGCCACGGCCTCGCTTGTGGATTATAACACACAAGTGGAACTGGAACAGAATGAGTTTCGTCAGACTCTTTCGCCGGATGATCCATCAGCAGCGAAGAAATCAATTGACCTTTATATCAGCCGTGAAGCGGAATTCCTTAAGACTCTGCCGCCGGAACTTCAAGAAGAATTCACTATGCGGGTTGCGGATACGCGCTCCCTCGTAACCACCTCTGCGTATGATTTCCAGGACAAGCAACTTACAGCCTACTACAAGGGCGAGATTGAAAAGCGTGCCACGCTGGCCGCAGGAAAGCTTGCCGAAGATCCTGAGATGATTGAGTCTTGGCGGGCTGATCTTGGCGCGATGATTGCGACCTCGGATATGTCGGAAACGGACAAGTTCTATCTTACGCAGAAAATGAATGAGTACATTGAAACTGGGGCTTACAAGGCAAAGGTCAAGCAGAACCGCCTCGCCGATGTGCAGTTTGCAGATGACCTTTCGACTGCAACGCGGCAAGGGGCAGAGGAACTTGGCATCCCGGCAGAATGGTTGCTGACGGTTATTTCGTATGAAACTGGGGGAAAGTTCTCTACTTCTACAAGGGGTGGCGCGGGTAATCGTCACATCGGACTTATTCAGTTTGGGGAACAAGAACAGAAGGACTTTGGCGCGTATCAAGGCCAGCCTGTTGGTGAGCAGATGGCGGCGGTAGTAAGGTATCTGAAGGCACGGGGCTTTAAGCCTGGAATGTCTTTCGCACAGCTTTACGCCACGATCAATGCCGGAAATCCCGGAGGACTTGGCGCCAGTGATGAGAAGAATGGCGGAATGCCCGGCACGGTGCTGGACAAAGTTAATAGCCCCGAGATGGCTCAGCACCGGGCAAAGGCGCTTCAGTTGCTCGATGGGAAATATGTGATCCCGGATGAGATCGACAATGATCCTCGGTTCAACAATGTCCCCTATGAGGCCCGTATGGCCGCACGGTCGGACACGAACACTGAGATCAATCAGATCATGGCGCAGATGAGGGAAGAACGGAAAGCGCAAAATGATGCCTATGTGAATGAGGTGAAAAACGCGGCACTGGCCGGAGATTTCCGTCGTGTTGACTATGATCGGGAAGTTGCCGAAGGTCGGCTGAATGATTTTGAAGACCGAAAAGCAGTGCTGACGCTGATCGAGAAGAACGAAAAAGACGCCGAAGATAAGAATATGTTCACGCAGAGACTGGCGAATGGTCTCCGCCTCGATCCGACGGACAATGACAATAAGAAGGGAATGAATGCCCTTTTCGGCGAAACAGGCGTTAATGCACTGAACAATCGGGATGAAAACTATGTCAACACAAATATTATCCCGACCTTTAACCGGCACGGAATGATTGCACCTGATGCGGTGTCGCTCTTTGGCGCGTTGGCTCGAAGCAATGACCCGAGACAGATGCTCTTTGCGATGGAGTCCCTGAAGCAGATTGAACTTCAGAACCCCAACGCCTACCGTGCACAGGTTACAGATGAAAGCCTGCGTCACATGGCGGATAGGTGGGACCTTCTTAAGGGTGTGTATGTCGGGGAAGAGGGAGAAAAGCAACTCATCAAAATCCTCCAGGGCCCACGAACACCGGAACAGCGGCGGGAGCAGCAGGAACTCCGGGACATCGCCAAGAAGGAAATCGTCTCTGCGAATAGCAAGGTGTCGATTGAGGCACTTACGGATGAGTTTGATGCGGAACTTCCTGCCGGGTGGAAGGGACAAGCGATGGAACGGGAGTTCGAGCAACTGGTCATTGAGAACTATGCGATGACCGGCGGGGTGAGCATGGAGACTGCGGTGGAACTGGCAAAGAAGCACCTGAAAGAAATTTGGGGTACATCGCAGGTAACAGGGAGGGCGACCATCATGCGCCATCCGCCGGAGAATTTTGTACCTGCGATTGCCGGATCACGTGACTGGATGACTCAACAGCTTCTTGGAGAGACCGGACTCGGTGAGGATGAAGAACCAATCATTGTCTCGGACCTTCAAACGGAGAACGAAGTTTCGGCCGGAAAGATGCCATCTTATGCTGTCTATGCGATGAAAGATGGAGTACTGCGGGAACTGGTAATCGACGGAAGGCCGTGGCGACAAACCTTTGTCCCAACACCAGAAGATAAGCAGGTTGACACCGTTTCAATGCAAATCGAAAAGAAGCGCACTGATCTTCAATACTACCAGAACATCGTGAACACTGGTGAGATTTGGGGTGGACTTGTTGGAGGTGGTGCGACGGAAAAGATGATCCCGCAGGATGTAAAGGATAACATCGCGCGGCTGGAAAGTGAACTTGCGGAACTTGAAGGTATTGGGGCACAGGAACAAACAAAGGCTGCGGCGCAGTACGAAACACCTTCTATGAAACAACTGCGGCTTTTGCAATTACAATTCGATCCCATCAACGAAGAACTGATGAACTGGGTTGACGACGCGGAGAGCTTTCCGAAGATAAAAGAGTGGGAAACACTCTACGATCAGATTGAAGCACTGAAAAAGACTGCCGCCGAAGAGGCAAAGGTCCGCAAGTCTAAGATTGGAGAACGCTGATGCCAAGGGCTGAACCGACTATCCCGAATATGTTCGAGCCTTTGCGGCAGATGGAAGTCGAAAAGGAAACTGCGGAACTTTCACCTTCGGCTTCGGAAGTCTGGCGGGCTGGTATTGAACAGGAAAACGAGGTGTACAATCTCGTTCGTACCCTATCTACACCTAAGCCGAAGCCGCAAGAAGACTTTGACCTGTTCAAGCGTGCGACAGAAGCGCAGGTCGACCCGCGTGAATTTATCACCACTATGAGTGATGAAGAGTTTGACCAACGGCTGGCGCAGAGGCAGCGGGAGAGGAAGAACCAAGAAATCCTTGATGCGGCAGGGTGGGCCGGTCTGGGCGCTCGAGTCGGTGCGGCGGTCCTTTCCCCTACTTCCCTCATTCCGTTTGCTCGCGGTCTTACTGGCGCTCGTTCCATCCTTAACGGAGCCGCGAGCGTTGTTGCCGGTGCCGCGATCCAGGAAGGTATCTTGTACGGCACTCAAGAGACTCGAACCAAAGAAGAGGTGATGTTCAGTCTCGCGGCGTCCACAGTGATCGGCGGGGTGCTGGGTGCGATTGCTCACACTATGTCAAAGTCAGTCGTGGACAAGATTGCACATGATATGGTTAATTCGACAAAAGAACTAACCATACTCCCCCCTCCCAAAGATAGCAGCCTATCCGCAGCGGAGAATGCCGGTATTGAAGATGTAGGCCCGATGGTAAAAGGTTGGGGGGCGGATAAGCTTGCGTTCCTCTCCCCGATCACGCGGGGGTTCCAGCAGTGGAATGCCCCTGCGTTTATCTCAGACGAGGGCGGTTCAGCGATGCTCCGCAAGATGACTGCGGGGTTCTCTCAGGCCGGACTCTCTCTCGCGGAGAATGCCAAGTTCCGTGCTGCGATTGCCGGAGGCAACGTCGAGGACCTGAAGCGTACTTATGCCGCGGTGTCCTATGGTGCGCGCAAATCCATTGACGAGTCTTATATCGAATACATCCTCGGC